AAATTATATAGTTTACCGTTCATCAGATTTAAAGGTAATGAAGTCTATAAATTACTTCCCTCCAAACCTCCACCAATTCTTTACAGAGGAAGAACTAAAAGGTTTTGACCAAATGAAATGGTGCTAATTTTAGGGAAGGTTGCTTTCTTATCTCTTATTATATTTATAATAAAATGAAAGAATGTGGGGAGTGTAAAACAATAAAACCTCTTACAGAGTTTTTTAAGAAAAAAGATAGTAAAGATGGGTTAGAATATAAATGTAAAGTATGTAGAAAACTTTATATCCAAAATACCCAAAAACCCAATGGGAAAAAATATTATTTGAAAAATAGAGAGAGCATTATTATATCTAATAGAAATTATGCTTCCTCAAGGCCTGAAAAAACTAAGGAGAATCATAAAATTTACATGAGAAAAATGAGAAAATGCCCTAAATGGAGATTAAAGGAATCCATTAGGGCTTTAATCAATTTCCATCTTAGGAAAAAAACTAAAAGTACTAATCAATATTTGGGTTGTTCTTATAATGAATATTTTATTTATTTAGAACAAAAATTTGATATTAATATGAATTGGGAAAATTACGCCTCTTATTGGGAAATAGATCATATAATTCCTTTAAGTAAAGGTGGTAGTTTCCACTATACAAATACACAACCAATGGAAGTTATAGAAAACAGGATTAAAGGTAATAAGTTATAGAAATGTACACTAAATGTTATGCATCCCGAATAGGGAAAAATAAATTTAAAATCCACCTTTGGACAGATGAAGGGTATGAAGAAATAGAATGGTGGAACCCTTCCTATGTAGAATGCCCTGAATCAGAATCCAAATTTAGAGGTCTAAAAGGTGAGTTTTTAAAGAAAACCTATAAATGGGATAAAACTACTCAAGGTCTCCATTTCCACGATATGGCTCCTAATCAAAAATTTCTTATTGAGAAGTACGGTTTAGATGATAAACCCTCTACTTCTCATAGAGAAGTATTTTTTGATATTGAGTGTAAAATAGGTGGAGCATTAACTGAGGAATATATTTCTAATGCCCCTATGCCTATTACTTCCATTGCTTGGTGGGATAAACAATTAGATTTTTGGTCTATTGTTGTGTTAGACCCAAAAAATAAAGTTAAACATTTAAAATTTAAAAATAAAGAAATAATCCCTTGTGCAACTGAGGAAGAATTATTATCTACTTTCATAGAAAAATTTAGAGATATTGACCCTGATATTTTAATAGGTTACAATTCAGATTATTTCGATATACCTTACTTATATTATAGAATATGTAATGTTTTAGGGTATGAATGGGGTGATTATTTATCTCCTATTGGTAAAGTAGAAGTTAAAAAGGGAAATGAATATTGGTTTAGAGATGATTATGTAAATATTGTAGGTGTAGAATCTTTAGATTACATGCGTTTACATAAAAAATATTATTGGAGAGATGAACCAAACTGGACTCTAAATGCTATTGGTGAAAAGTGGGCTGATATTAGTAAGATAGAATATGAAGGGAATCTAAATAATCTTTATGAAGATGATATTGATAAATTCATTCAGTATAACTTTCGAGATGTTGAAGTATTAAAAAAACTAGATGAAAAGTTAAAATATATTGCTTTAACAAAAAATCTAGCACATAAGGGAAAACATAATTACAGTCAAGTTTACAAAAGTAGTGTAACTCACGATGGTGCTATTTCTGCATATCTATTATCTCAAGGTATAATCCCCCCACCAAGAGATAAAAACCCTATTGTTAAGAAAGATTATGCAGGAGGTTATACTTACTGCCCTAAAGCAGGTTTATATAGATACATGTTTGATGAAGATTTAACATCTCTATATCCAAGTATTATTATGACTATTAATATTGGGAAAGAAACATTAGTTGGGAGAATTATTGATGCTAATGATAGAAATAATAGATTAGGTTTAAATGATTTATTGGAAATGGACCCTGAGTCTGATGTTTTAATTGAAAATGCTGAACGAAAACGAGTTAAAACTAAATTAAAAAATGTAATTCATTTTATCCAAAAAGATAAACTTGCTGTAACAGCAAATGGGGTTATGTTTAGAACTGATATAAAATCTGTACTAGCGGTTGTACTTGAAAAATGGTTTGAAGAAAGGGTAATGTATAAAAATGAAATGAAGGAGGCATATNAAAGAGGTGATAAGGTAAAAGAAGATTATTANTATTTAATGCAATATTCAATGAAAATTNTACTTAACTCNCTTTATGGAGCCACTGCTCTACCTAATTTTAGNTATGGAAACGTTATNTTATCAGAAGGTATAACATTAAGTGGGCATAGGGTTATTCAAGAAAGTGCTTTAACAGTAAACCGTCATATTAATAAAGTTATGAGGGGAGAATTATCATTAAATTAAAGTTATGAAACAATTAGAAAATATACCTTGGTGGATTTGTGATGAAAATGATAAGAGTTATGTAGCTTATTCTGATACTGACTCAATTTATGTTCATGCTGAACCACTTTTAAAACACCTAAATCCTGATTGGGAAGAGTTGGAAGAGGTNGAAAAGGANAATAGATTGGAACAAGTNGCTTTAANATATCAAGATATTATAACTAAATCTTATGATGAATTAGCCTTAAAATGTTTTAATGTAGGTTCNCATAGGTTAGAAATGAAAACAGAAGCNGTTATCCGTTCTGCTTATTTTAGATATGTTAGAAGATATGCNCAATGGATTACTAAAAAAGAAGGTAGGGTAAANGAAGAATTAGATATTAAGGGTTTAGAATTTATGAAATCTAATTTCCCCCCTGTATTTAGTAAATTTTTTCAAGGGATTTTAGAAGAAGTATTAAAAGGTGCCCCAAGAGAAAAAATATTTGATGAAATAAAAGTATTTAAAAAACAAATCTTACAAGGAGAGATACCTTTACCAAAACTTGGTAACCCAACAGCAATAAACAAACTAGCTAAATATTCAGGTAAAAAACCAAGGGCAGGTGAAATATTTACAGAGGTGTTATCTAAAGCCCCAGCCCCAGTTAGAGCTGCCATTAGGTATAATGACTTATTAAGATTGTGGAAGTTTGATAAAGATTTCAACTTAATTACTCAAGCAGATAAAGTAAAATGGATTTATTTAAAAGATAACCCTTATAAAATAGAAGCCATAGCCTATCAAGAACACAGCATACCCGATAAGATAATGGGTTTCATTAATACTTACGCTGATAGACATAAAATATTTGACACTATATTATTAAATAAACTTGAAGGGTTCTTTTCAGATCTTTCTTGGCCTCTAGACTTAAACCCACATTTAGATAAATTTAAAAGCTTTACAGTATGATAAAATATACAAATTTAAAAATAAATAAAAAGTGATTAACAAATTAAAATTACAGTCTCTAATATCCAAATACCATTTAGGAGGTATGAATAACCAAGTAAAATGGAGAATTAAAGATAATACCTTAGTAATTTATGCAGGGACTAGTGGGAAAGTTTGTAGAGTACAATTAGACAATTTTGAATTTGAAGATGCAGAGTTAGGTATATTTGATACAAATAAACTTAATAAGCTATTATCAATTACAAATGGAGATTTAACTTTAGGAGTAGAGAAAATGAAATCTATTTTTACTAAATTATTAATTTCTGACCCTAATTATGACTTAGTTTATACTTTAGCGGATACTTTAGTAATAGGAAATACTTCTTATTATGAAGACCCTGAGACTTTTGATGCTATTATTCCTTTAACTGAAGAAAATATAAATCACTTAATTAAAGCTAAAAATGCTTTAGGGGATATGAATAAAATGGTTATTAATACCACTAAAAATTTGGATGGGGATAGAATTTGTGAATTCATATTGGGTGATGAAAGTGGGTTTTCAAATAAAGTATCTTATATTGTTCAAGGAGAAATAAATAAAGATAATCTAAGTATCCCTTTTAATTCAGATATTTTTAGAGATATATTAGCCTCAAATAAAGACATGAATGGTGGAATTCTAAAACTTTCTGAATTAGGAATGATTAAATTTAACTTTGAAAAAGATGATATTAAATCAGAATATTTCCTTATAAGAAATGAATAAAATACATTGGGTTGCCCAATATTATTACGTATATTTAACTAAAACAACATTATGAGTAAAAGCCAAATTACAACTATAGAAGATCCTCTATTAGAACCCTATTTTATTACAAAAGATGAAACCTGTTTTACAGTTCATGGAAGAGTAATTCCTGATGGAAAACATTTTAGGGCAAAAAAAGGGGGCAAAGAATATTCAAAACCTCAAGGTTATTATCCAAACCTAGAACAAGCTCTCGATAAAATATCAAGAGAAAGGGTTTATAGTGAAGACACAATGGATTTAAATAAGATAATCGAAAATATTACATCAATACAAAAAGAACTAAAAGAATACATAAATGGAGGAAAATGAATTAAAATTAGTAGCATTATTTAATGCTGTAATTGTATTACCCAAAGAATATAATGAATCAAGATATGGGAGCTTAATTGTGCCCGANTTAGGTAANGAAAAAAATGAAATTGGNGAAATTATAAGTGTAGGNCCTGGACAACATACTGTAACNGGNGATTTTATNCCNACTACTTTAAAAGTNGGNGATATAGTAGTACTCCCAACAATGGGTTTTACAAAATTACCTTACCAAAANCANGATTATTATGTAGGCCCTGAAAANCAAATTTTAGCTAAAATAATAGAATAATTAAATTTATAAAATAATAATGAGTAAAATAGTTTTACACGGCAAAAATGCTAGACTTGAATTGATGAAAGGTATAACTCTGTTAGCTGATACTGTAATATCAACTTTAGGCCCTAATGGTAGAAATGTTGTTTATACAAATCAATTTGGAGAACCTTCATCTACTAAAGATGGTGTATCAGTTGCTAAATCAATTACAATAAAAGACCCTACCCAAGATTTAGGAGCCCAGCTTTTAAAACAAGCGGCAATTAAAACTGGGGAGAAAGCCGGAGATGGAACAACAACTTCTACTTTGTTAGCCTATGAAATGGTTAAAAAAAGTTTAAAACACCTTAATAATGGTGAAAATGCAGTCCAAATAAAAAGAGATATGGACAAGGCTGTTAGACAAGTTGTTGAAAATCTTAGAGAAAATATATCTGAGAAGATATCTAATGAAGAACAATTAAAACAAATTGCGACTATATCTTCAAATAATGACCCTGAAACCGGAACCCTAATATCAAGTGCTTTAAGCAAAGTTGGTATAGAGGGGGTTGTTTATATAGAAGAATCAAAATCAGATGATACTTACTTAGAGACTGTAGAAGGTATGCAATTTGATAGGGGGTACAAATCTCCATATTTTGTTACTAACAATGATAATATGACTTGTGTTTTAGATAACCCTTTAATATTAATATTAGATGGGAAATTATCTAAAATAAATCAAATGCTTCCTATTTTAGAGAGCGTATCTTCCCAATCAAGATCACTTTTAATTATAGCAGATGATGTAGAACAAGAAGCACTTGCTACCCTTTTAGTAAATAAAATGAGAGGGATTATGAATGTGTGTGCGGTTAAAGCCCCTGATTTTGGGGATAGAAGAAAACTTATACTTGAAGATATTGCAATTTCTACTGGAGGTACAGTCTTCAGCCCAGAAAAGGGAATGAAATTGGAAAAATATAGTTGGGATTGGTTTGGGGAAGCTAGAACTGTTACAGTTAGTAAAGAACAAACCACAATTATAGATGGTAAAGGTAAAGAAGATTTAATTGAAAATAGAATTAAGGAACTCCAAACCCAAGTAGAAAAATCAAATTCTGCATTCGAGACTGAAAAGCTTCAAGAACGTTTAGCTAAATTCGTAGGGGGTGTTGCTATTATTTATGTAGGAGGTAATACTGAAACTGAGATGAAGGAGAAAAAAGATAGAGTTGATGATGCTTTAAATGCAACAAAAGCAGCTATCGAGGAAGGTATTATACCTGGAGGGGGTTCTGCTTTATTACACGCTAGAACTTGCCTAGAAGATTCAAAGAGTATTGGGGCAAATATAGTATGGGAAGCTTGTGGTAAACCCTTTGAACAAATATTAATAAATGCAGGTTTTAGCCAAGCAGAAGCATTTATAGAAGGGTATAAATTATTAGAAGCTAAACAAGGTGCTTGGGTTGGGTATGATATTAAAGAAGATAAAATGGTTAATATGAAAGAAGCAGGTATTATAGATCCTACAAAGGTTGCAAGAACTGCACTTGAAAATGCCGTTTCAGTAGCAGGTACTATCTTATTAACTGAATGCACTATAGTTGATGACCCTACAGATAAAAAACCAACTCAAAATGGGGTTGATTTATCTCAATTTGGAATGTAAAAAAATTAATAATAAATAAATAATAAATTATGAGACAAGTAAGAGCTAAATTCTTTTGTAATGAGGTTAGAGATATCCCTGAATATGGGCAAAAACTAATTACTCTATACGCTGTAATATCAGGAAGTGAAGAAAATAAATCATTTTCCAAGTATACTCCCTCAGGGGCTGTTAACTTAAATATTAGTTATGAAACTATGGCTTCAGAATTTTTTGAAGAAGGAAAAGAATACTATTTAGATTTCACTCCAGCACAATAATAAACACCTTTTCCATTAAATGTTAGGCCTCCCTGGAGGCCTTTCGTATATTTACCGGTATTAATGATTAAATAGTTAAAGGTTATGAAACACGTAGGTTTAGTAAAAAGAGATGGTTTGGATATTGTGGAAGTTCAATATGTGGTCTCTAAATTTGATAGAGAGGTTGGGGATACTATGAAAATAGAAGGAGAAACACTTAAAGTAGAGGTTGTTGGAAATTCTAGAGGAGAAGTTATTAGCCAATTAAATGAGTATATTAGAGCCTATAAGGAAATTAAAAAAAATAAAAGAAGATAAATTTTTTACAATGAAAGACGGAAACGATGGGTATGATGCTTATATGCCTCAAAAAGAAAATATAAATCAACCTGAAGAAATAAAAACTATTAGGAAAGAGTTGATTGATAAATATAACATAAAAACTGATAGAGATTTAATAAAACAATTGGGTATTGTAGAAGAAGATAAAGAAAAATTATTTGCTTGGATAAGATACCAATGTGCCTTTAGCTATCAGGAAGGTTTTGATAATGGGCAGGATGAATTGAAATATGCTATTAAAGACCTATTAACACCCACAAGGTAACAATCCCAAATAGTAAGTATGGTAACAAAAGAAAATACCCTCTTAGTTGAGAAATATAGGCCTAAAAATTTGTCTGAATTTGTTGGCAACGAACAACTTAAAGAAACAATTCAAGGTCAACTTGATAAAAATGATATACAAAATTTCTTATTTTATGGTTCTGCAGGTTGTGGGAAAACAACTTTAGCAAAACTCATAGTAGCTAATTTAGATTGTGATTGGCTTTACATTAATGCTTCTGATGAAAGAGGTATTGAAACTATTCGAGATAAAGTGTCAAGCTTTGCATCTATGGCTTCAATGGCTCCTTTAAAGGTAATTATTTTAGATGAAGCAGATTATTTAACAGTTCAAGCCCAAGCATCCTTAAGATACGTAATCGAGCAATTTTCTCGAACTACAAGGTTTATTTTAACCTGTAATTTTATAGAAAGGATATTTGAACCAATCCAATCAAGATGTCAAACTCTAAAAGTAACTCCACCAAATAAATCAGATATAGCTCGCAGATTAGCTTATATATGTAACGAGGAAAATATCTCTTATAATTTATCTGATATTGTGGAAATTGTTAAAAAGTATTACCCTGATATTAGAAGGATGATAGGGTCAATACAATCCCAAACTTTAAACGGTGTTTTACACTTAAATACCGATACAATGGTATCTTCCGTGTATATGGTTGATGTTTTAAAAGAATTGTTAAAAACAAAACCTAAATTCCAAGTAATTAGACAAATTATTACTAATTCTGGTGTTGAGGATTTTGATGAATTATATAGGTTTTTATTTGATAAATCATCTGAGTATTTACCTGGAAAAGAAGGAACAGCTGCTTCCTTAATTAATACCCACTTATTTCAAAGGTCATTTAGGATTGACCAAGAAATTTGTGTAATGTCACTAATTAGTAATTTAATAGATAATAAATAATGAATCAACAAGCACCATCAATTTCCCTTACAAATACAAAAGGGATTAAAAACTCCGGAGGTACAAGTATATTCCAACAAGGTTTTATACTACGTTCTGTATCTAAATTTGTAACAGGGACAGATAATGACCAAATCATGCCTATTCCGGTATTCTTTGACCCTTTAACCAATAAAATATTGGAGGATAGTTTACCCCCAGAATTAAGGGAAGAATTGAAAGATGAATTGTTATAGTGGAAGAAGGGGTAAAAAATAAAACTAAAAACGTTTGGGATTGGATTAAGGAGATAAACACTCTTAAATCCTCTCCCAATTCATTTAGTGATGAAGATTGGGAAAAAAACTTTAATGCCTATGTTATCCATAGGTCTATAAGCATGAATCCTGACTTTATTGAAATAGCTAATATGGCTCAAGAATTCCCCCCACAATCCAAAAAAGAAATTTATTGTTTCTACAGAGAATTCATACCTAAAAATTATAAATGGAGTAAATTTGTGAAATCAACCAAGAAACAACCCGAAAAAGAACTATTAGAATATCTTAAAATGTATTTTAAAGTATCTCTTAGAGAAACAAAAGATTATCTAGAATATTTAGACAAAGAAACTATAGAAGAAATTCTAGCATCACAAGGGTTAGATAAAAAAGAAATAAAAAAATTATTAAAATGATATACGCTCATATACCAGGAAAGGCTCCTGAACAAACTAAAACATTTAATTTAGGTAATAGCCAAAAACAAATTAAAGAAAATACGGATGCCTTAAAAGAAGGCACACTTTATGAGAAAACAATGGCCGAACTCCCACCAAAAAAGGATTCTGAGTCTCCTGTAGAAGAATTGGAAAGGTTATACCCTAAATTAGCAGAGAATTTTAAATTTGCTTTAAACCTACAATATAGGTTATTTGCTGAGAAACATCTTGCTTATGGGTTTGAAAATATATCTTTGGGGGGTGATTTAAGTAAACCTAAAGCTAATAAATTTTCACTTACAGGGTTATGGTTTAGACTAAATGATAAAATGAATAGATTTAAAAATATAGCTATAAATGATGCTTCTAATCATGTTAAAGATGAGAGCATGGTTGATACTTTTATGGATATGGCTAATTATGCTATTATAGCTAAATTAGTTTNACAAGATAAATGGAAATAAANTTTGGCTAAAAAAATCCCNAAAATAGTAAGAGATATTAGNAAAAACCCTCCACAACCTGTGAATTGGGCTTANCAAAAAAATATTTCACACTCNCAAATANCAATTTATAANTCNTGCCCTTATAGNTGGAAACTTCAATATGTTGATAAAACAAGAAAGTTTTCTGACAATATTCATTCTGTTTTTGGGAAGGCCATACATACTTCAATCCAAGGTTATTTAGATGTAATGTATGGGCAAAGTATTGTAAAAGCTAATGAACTTGATTTAGAAAAAATATTCCAAGAAAGTTTTATAGAAGAATACAATAAAAGTTATAAA